TTATCATTTCTATTAACTTGGATATATGCTTTAACAAAATCACCAGCATCACAATTAAATGTTGGGAAAAAGTTAAATGGTTCTTGTAGTCCTGATGTTGGTAATTGAACTGTATCAGATGCGGCACATAAAGGTTCAGAATCCAATGTGGATAAGTTTCTACCTTTTCTCATAACCACTTGGAAATATACATCACCCCCACCAACAAAGTTATTATCATCATAATTAAACCTGATGTTGAATGAATATTGTCCACCAAATGGAACCCTGAAAAATGAATGTGTTGGTTGGTTACCAGGATTTATTGAGTTATATGGAACGGCTTTTTCAAAGTTTCCAAGTGGGTCTGAACCATCACCCCTGAAATTGTTAAATAACAAATCCTTTGTTCCTGTAATGTTGTTATAGACAACAGCACCATTTGTGTATATCTTGAAGATGTTTTGGTTTGTTACACCCGATGCAACATCAACACCAAGTTTTCCATTTTGGAATGTATCCATATACATTGAACGGAAATAATCTGTTTCAAAAAACTCTGATTCAACACCATAACCCGTCTTTGCAAATATTCTATCAACAACCTCTTTAACCCTAATGGCTGGTTTCCATATTGATTCAGGAACTGGTTTGTTTGATTGGTCAAATGAGTTTGCCTCACCAAAGGTATATGTGAATACTGGTGTTGTTCCGTTGTATGGTAGTCCATAGTTAATCATTGGATACAATACCTTACCACCGAATAAACCATCAGTGTCGTTGTTCTTACATTCCCAAGATTGGGTAATTGCTGTATATGTTAATTCATGTTGTAAGTCAGTCCAATTTAAATCTTGTAATGTAAGGTTTCTTATTTCAGATGCAAAATCACCAACATTACCCATAATATACACTTCGTAATCTGTGTAGTTTGGATTTTCAATTACTGCTGATAATCGTAATATACCTGTGAATATATCTGTTCCCCTATACTGAACCACACAATCTATTCTTGTAAGGGGGTTAAAGTCAATTCCATTTACCTCATAGTATTGTTCAAATATCTTTGCGTTGTTATCTGTGTTGGGAACAACAAATTGTTTTGAATATGGTGATTTTCTTGTATCAAGAGCATTGATGTCCACCTGTTGGATAATAACAGAAATTGGAATATCTTCATAGATATCCAATCTATTCCATTGGTTGTTAAGATATACCAGTAGTGATGTATCCATATTAGAATCCTATTAGTGTGATATCACTTGAATACACATAAGTTAATTCAATGTTTGTAATTGTTCTATTACCTTTGTTTTTGATTGTAAATTCTGTATTCACAACATTGATTGGTGTAAGTCCCCCATCAGATGTAATCTCATATACCTCATTGGATGTGTATAACTCTTGTAAAAACATAAAGTCAGGTTGATTTAAGAACCCTGAATTGATTACATGGGTCTCACTCATATTGACTTGGAAATCATTTAACCCACGAGCCCATTGGTATCTTGATGGGTCTGCTGAACCCCAATCAACAGCCCAACTATTATATGCTTGTCTGTCTATTGATAAACCTTCCAACTTGGATGCTGTAAAGGTATAGTAGTCGTAGTGTCCATATCTGTTTAACCACATCAGTTGTAGTTGTGGGTTTCCACTCCTATTACAGATTGGTTCAATGTTAAAGGTGAATATTTCAGACACAGGTGTATATCCTGTGCAGTTTCCTAATGTATAGGTTGTTGGAACTGGATTTGGAATGTTTGACATGGTATTATTATTTTAACAAGGTCCTGCGTAAGTTATTGATGTATATGAACTACCTGATGTTGCGGTAAATGAACTAACACATCCACAAATAAACACATTTTCTGATGGTGTTAAGTTGTATGTATATGGTGTTCCATCACAGAAAGTATAACTGATGGTTGCTCCTGATACTGATGATGAATTGTCTATTTCATATTCACCACAAGCACAAGGGGTCGCTGATGGTGTTGGTGTTGGTGTAGGTGATGGAATTACACAAGGTGAATCGTAGGTTACTGCCAAATTACCTTCAATACTCCAACTTGTTGTAGAACATACACAAACATAGAATGTCTCACTTGGGTTCAATACTAATTGTTGTTGTATATTACTACAATCTCTATAAGTGAATATTCCCTGTGCTTCCAATGAATTGTTGGTAACCTCATAAGTTATACAAGGACAAGATTGTGGTGTTGATGACGGGGTTGGTGTTGGTGTAGGTGTTGGTTGTATTGGTGATGTTGAACCTGTGAATTTACCAAACAACTGAACGGTATATTGTGCCGTGTTTGCAGGTATAATATCTTGTAGGTTTGCAGGTCCTGCTCCAACATAAAGTGTATTATAGTTTGTATTGCCTGATGGAATAATCAAAGGTAATGCTTGATATACATCAGTGCAACCTGTTCTTGGACCACCACCATTGGTTGTAATGTTATCTATCGTTACAGCGGTTAAGGTTGTGCCTTGGTCATCATAAAAGGTATATTGAACATAATAAGGTTCAGATAAGGTTGTTGTATCCAAGTAGTAGTTTGTAAATCCAAGTGTATAATATTCTGTATCTTGAATATTTCTAATTCTTGGTGAATTGGTTAAGAATAATCCTGATGTTGTTGGGTCTGTGTTTGTTGGTGCTCCTGACAATACAAATGGACCCATATCAAAGTCCTGTTGTGTTGCCCTACCATTTACACCCATTGTTGATTTAAATGTTTTCTTCAGTGGTGTTGATACACCAGGATTACCTTCTACCAATCCATTACCAGTGAATGCACTTACCACACCAAGTTCGGTTGATGAATATTCATAACCAAAATATACTTGGTAATTTATTGTCTCATTTTGAGATGGACGGCTAAACGGAAATGTTTGATGTGTATAAATTTCTGTTGTATTCCAAAGTGATATTGGATTGTTTAGACAATATGTCTTTAATACCCTTGATACATCAGCAACCCCCAATCCAAATGGGTTTGGTGTTGCCTTGGCACTGAACTCCAATGTTCCATTTACATAGACATCATAGTTGTATCTGAATTGGTATTTATTTGTCGTATCAGCAGATACGGTATAAAACAACCCATTGGTTAATACAGGTTGAAATGATGGTGGTTGGTGTAATATTGATATGCTCATTATAGTTTAATGTTAATTCCTGTATCTTGGAAATATACTTTTAGTGATTCATCAAGCAGGTCAGATATGTATTGTCCTGCTGCATCACCTAATTTTTCGGTTATTTGGTCAATAACATTGTTTATTGCTTTATTCACAAAATCTGTTTTGTAGTAACCATACTTTGCGATTGAACGGGCTCTTAAAAAGTTTAAGGTCTTTCTTGGAATAAATCTACCCTGTTGGTCCCTTACCCCTGATAAACCTTGTTTAACAATGCTCCATCTATCAATTGCTGACAATGGTGGATATCTACCAGGTCTTCTGCCTTGGTCTACCCATATCCAATAGTCAGGCATCTCAACAACCAGTTGTGGTTTTCCTGATTCAAGATTGTCCTTCCAAAATACATCAATGTTATTTATTAAATTACCTGATGCAATTGGTGGTGTCTTTGGATAGGTGTAATTACCCGATATTGGTTTCTTCCTTCCATCATAGGTTTTAGATTGTCTTGGAACCTTTAATTGTTTTTGTAAGGCTTCCTTGATTATCTTTGGTATTTCTAAAAACAACTTATCATCCATAGTAATCACATGCGTTAATATCGGTTCTTATGATTACCTCCATATCAATAGATATACCACCAACATAATCGTTGAAACGCTCTAAAAAGGGTAATCCTGTCAATGGTAAGTTACAATCCATATAGTTCCACAATGGTGGGTCTTGGTTCATACCCCTACGGATATAAGACATAAACCTTCTTGCTTGGATATCCATATCACTTACAACATCAATTTCATTAGACATATCATCGTTGATTCTGTCTGCAAAGATTAACTGCATTGTATAGGTGATTATATTTTCATCATAACTGATATTCTGTGGTGTAACAAACATAAATGGATATGTTGGTGTCATACCTGATTCAGTCATACCAAACATTACAATGTTTCCATGTCCAAATGAGTTTAACCCAATCCCTTGTTGTGATACCTGATAATCCTGAAATAACTGAATTATCTTGTGATATGATACATATTCTTCCATTACTTATATTGTTTTTCTAATTTTCTTAATTCTTCTTTTTGTTTTAAATATCTTTCTTTTAACATGGAACAGATATTCAGACATAAATATAGTGGTTGGTTATCTATCTGCTGAAATTTGGTAATGTCTTCCCCTGCAAGTTGGTGGGTAAGGTTAAAATAGAATCTAACGGCAGTTTCCTTTTTACCCATTTTGGTAGTATCTTCCACCCCTTCACTATCATCTGGTTTAATTTGTTCTTCATAGTCAAAGAACTCTCTATATCTTTCATATACAGATTGACGGTTATGAAAAAAAAAACGCTCACACCAAACCAATAATTCACAGGTAAGGTAAGGAACTCATTTGCCCTTTCTTCAATGGTATCAGCATCATAGGCTTCCAATACATACTTGTTCTTTTTTCTTTCTTTGATTGGACGGTATAATACCGACATAAGTAGATGAATATTTTCTTCAATATCTTCTGATGAGAATACCTCCAAATCTACCCATGCTCCCCAAGCAAGTTTCTGCCAGTTATTCTCCAATCCATATTCAACCCCATTATGGGTGAAAACATTATGTAATTCATCACTGATGGACTTATCTGTGAATTGTGTGGTAATATACTCCTGAACAAATTTGACTTGTTCTAATGGTAAATTCTTTAATTGTCTAACAGGAATATTGGTGTATAGGGATAACAACGCTGTTGGGTCATCCTTATATGAATCCATATTTCTTTTTAGGTTCTGGTATTGACCGATTGTAAGATATGGGTTTACCTCCACTACCTTATCTTCTACTTCTATTTGTATCATTATATTATTGTTATTTTAGTTTTAGGTCTGTCTAAAAATTGGACTATACCATATTTCAAGGCATCAATTAAGTGGTCTTTACCTATGGTGTTATTTGTTATTGCACCAGTGCGGTCTTTCTTAAATTTAAAGTTAGTAAACTCACTGATTAAATCCACACTCTCATTATGTAAGTATATCTTGAATTGTTTCATCTTTTGTATTCCATATAAGATACTGGTTTTGTTTACAGGTCTAACATTTATCCCCAATCTTTTAAGTTCTTCAATGGACTTTGGCTCTGCTGAATCTGCTACCACATTTACATTTCTGTCTATTCCTAACTCTTTGAGTTTATAGGCTAAATCTTCATTGGTTAGTCCAAGTTGATATATCAGTTGTTTAACATATAAATTCCTACCATCCACATTTATTTCCACTACAGCACACTCATCATTACTAAACCCGAAATCTATTGAATAATACTTGTCCTTGATATGTCTTGGTAGTTCATCATACAATTCTGGTTGTGTGAATATCTTTTCTCTTGGTTCAACAATAAGACCTTCTGAATATATCTTTGCCATATCAGGGTCAATGTCTATAAGTTCCTTGATGGCTTGAATTGTTCTTTTGTCCAAGAAACTATTCATTCTCCAAGTGGAGTGTAACATTACCCCATTATCTTTTCCTTCATATTCTAATCCCCACCAGTCAATCGGTATTTCAGGGTTGTATAAAGCCATAATATACTTGGAACAACGAATATCCATTTGGATAAAGGCGTTTCTATCAATGGTGTTTACCTCATCAATTAAGATAATGTCAGATTTAAATCCTTTTAACTTACCAGTTGAATCATCAAGTCCAATAAATCTAACTACCGAACCATTTGGAAATGTGTATACAAATTCTTGTTTTTGGAATACCCCTTCATCCCATTGTCCAATAGATTCCATTACAAACTTGAAATCAGGTAATATGGTATGTCTTAAAGATACTTGCGTTGCACGGGCTATGGTTATACTTGTCTTGGGGTTTTTGATTGCTTCCAAGATGATGTATTGTATTGCTGATATTGTTTTAGAAGAACGAGAACTACCCCTTAAAAAGATATATCTCTTTTGTTCTTCAACAGCATTGTTGATATGTTCCCATACTTCAGTTACTTGAAATTTCATTTCCCCATTCTTCAGATATTTTATCGGACTTTTTTAAATTGTCTTCCCACCATAAAGGTTTTAAATTAGTATAATGATTTAAACGAAATATATCTTCTTCAGTTTTAGCAAATGAAATTGGTATGTGATGGTCTAAATGCCAACCATTAACTCCATAGTTATCCCAAGACATTCCTTCTTGAAAATTATTTTCAATATGATTTTTAAATGTTTCCCAATCACATCCAATATATTCACTTGTTCTACTTCTTTTTGTAAAACCATTTTTTCTACAGGCTTCACGAATACGACAACTAACCCTACTTTTTAATTTGAATAAAAGATTTGTATTAGTTTTAATTTGCATATATTCTCTACGGTATTTTTTAATAATTTCTTTTACTTCAGGTTTATCTCTATATTTTTTTGCGTTTACTATAAGATTTGATGGGTTTTCTTTTTTCCAATTATCTTCGTAAATTTTACGACATAATTTACAATCATTTCTATACCCATCTTTATTTTCTTTTTTCTTTGAAAAGAAAGAAATGTCTTTTTTAATATGACAAGTATTACAAATTTTATTTTTAACAAATATTTTCGCTATACTAATTTCATTTTGATATATTTTTTTTGACCTTTCTTTTGAGCGTTCTCTATAACAAACTTTACAAACTGAATTATACCCACTCTTCGCTGTTAAGTTTTGATAAAAATCATTCAAAGATTTATCAACACCACATTTACTACAAGATTTATATATAATCGTTTCCATACAACAAAGATAATACTTTTTTATCAATCTAAAAAATTATGTTTCTTTTTCTTCTAATTTCCATTGGAATCCATAACTTGTTTTGTTTCCTTTACGGATACAATCTTCAATATGGTTATGACTATCAAACCCCAATGTGTTTTCTATTTCAGTTATTGTTTTCCAACTACGGATAAAGTTATCTTCCAAATCATATTGGTTAATTACATATTCTGTTTTTGGTTGTAGTTTCCAATCAAACCCCCATAGTGTAAAGTTTCTTTTATATCCCCTTAAAATATTCTTAATGTTATTCACACAGGGTTTTCCAAAGTAGTTTTCAATTTCTTGTAGTGTATTAAATGTTTGAATAAAATTACCTTCCAAATCATATTGGTTAATTACTTGTTGTTCCAATTCTTCACCATTTAATCTTTTTTTACTGAACTCCGCATACTTCTCATTCAATTCAATACCAATGTAATTTCTATCATTACAACCCAATCCTGTGGTTCCTATTCCACTGAATACATCCAATACAGTATCACCTTCATCTGTTAGTAAGTTGATGAAATATGTGGGTAAATCTTTATGATATGGTGCAGGATGTCTAATGGTATTATCCCTTGCAGCACCTGCTGTTTGAAATCTAAATACATTATCGGGTCTAACTAAATCAGGAACAACTCTTTGAACCAAGTCAGGGTTTTTACTACCAGTTTCATCAACCTTCATACTTGTCCTTCTAACCCATACCACTTTCTTTCTTTTTCTTTCACCATCCACAATATTACTATCATCATTTGTTGGACTATTCAATCTTGATAAGTAACTATCTTTTGGGTCTTGTAATACCCTATCCATATAGAATTTCAATTCCTTCTGGTTCTTAACAAAATGGAATATAAACTCCGTATTGTTTCTAAACCTTTTCTTTGAACCATTTGGTATTCCATTTTTCTTATGCCAGATGTAGGTATCATAAAACTTTAAGTTTGTTTCCTTCTGACTGCGGTATATCAGTTCATAGATAAATGGGTTTCTTAACCCATTGGAACAATTATCATTTATGTTTAATATGAAACTACCACTTGGTTTAAGAACCCTGTGTATTTCATTGAATAGGGGTAATATCCAATCACAATAATCTTTTGGTTTCTTAATGGATATATTCTTTCCATAATTAACAATATCTGCGTAAGGTGGTGATGTGATTACCAAATCCACACTATTGTCTTCCAATGTCTTTATTAACTCAAAACAATCACCCGTTAGTATCATTATCTTTTCCCATTTCTTTTCTTATGATTTCAATCTGTATTGGACTTTTTGATGGTTCCAATTTTTCCCCTTGTGTGGTTACATCAATGTGTCTTTCTGATTTCCAATTCTGTTTGAACTTGTTTGTCATTATCACCTGCCATAATTTGGTATTAAATCCCGCACCTTCATTTTCAGTCATTGATTCGTGAGCCTTATTGAACCACCATTGTTCACATAATTTTTGATACTCATTAAACGCTTCATAATATTTTTTATTTCTTTTTAATAAAGCGTGGTGTCCTTCCCAACTTATCCCCAAATCAATTAGGAATTGTGTGATGTGTTTTCCATCCTTTCCTGCTTGAATCATCATATTATACCACTCGGGGTTCATTGTCTGTTCCAATCTTGGTCTTCCTACTGGTTTCTTGATTGGTTCATCTCCTTCTATATTTAACATCATATAATTCTATTGCTGTTTTAATTTGATTTATTGCATCACCTATACTTGGTGTTGCACTTGAATTGGGGTATAGAGTTGCATACGCCCCCATAATTTCAATCTTATCCAAGTCATTGAAGTCTTCTATGCTCTTCTGTGAGATAATTGAATTGAAGACACTTTTACCCACTTCTATGTGACTTGGGGAATCAAGGTTATTAATAACCTGTTTTCTTCCTCCTTTACAATTACATGAGATAGGTCACCCCCTCCTTTCTTTTTCTTCTATTATTTGCCTGTTTATCAGGTGTTGACCACCTACAATTAGATGGTTCATAATTACCATCATTATCAATTCTATCTAATGTATGTTTTAATGTCGGTCTTATACCCATATCTTTAATAAATGTTTCAAATGAATTAATCCAAGTAGATGTGATAGTTATTCCTCTACCACCATAATTTTTATATGACAGATGATTAGGATTTAAACATCTTGATTTCATTGCCCTCCAACTATTATATTCAGGACTTTTCCACATATCATGTTTCAAATTTATTTCTCTTGAAATTATTGGTTTGATGCAACCACAACTTTTAGTAGTAAGTAAATTTTGTAGTGTAATATTTTTAACAACACCACATTCACATCTACATTCAAATTTTCTGGTTTTTTGATTAGAACTTGGGACGATGTATGGTTCAATTTCTTTAACAATTGTTAACAAATTAAATCTATCACCTGTGTTGATTTTTCTTCTATGTGCTGGCATAACTTAATCTTCCTTTGTTAGTATTTGGTTTATTGCTTCTTTGATATCGGTAAATGCTTGTGCTACCTCATAATCTTCCCTTTCGGTTGCGTCGTCAATCAATGGGTCAAACCCATCCAATATTTGAACTGGTGACATACCAAGTTCTATACCTTGAAAGAAATATATTTCTGCTAACTTTGAAAGGACATCATCTTTTTGTGTGTCTGATAGTTTAAAATAACCTTCCAATAATTCTTTTATATCCATAATAATATAAATATAATCATTTTTATTTAAGTGAAAATAAAAAACCCGTAAGATAATGGGAGTAACTTACGGGTTAATGAATAACGAATAAGGGAATATGAGAAAGTTAATGACAACAATTAGAGAAAATCCCCTTACCCTTTAAATATATCTTGGTAATCTATATGTGTAAATATTATCCAAAAACTGATTTTATCGCTTGAAGGGCATCATAGTGTAAATCAATCGCATCATCAAGTGATATATTATCCATATTCCTAATATGTTCAATCTCTCTGATATTATTATGATAAAATTTCTTTCTATCAAAATTACCCAGTATATTATTATTATTAACATCCTTATCCTTATCTACATCTTTATACCTATCCTTATCTACATCCTTATCCTTATCCTTATCCTTATAAAGGTTGTCTATCCTTGTTTCAGGTTGTTCTTGGGTTGATTTAGGTTGTTCTTGGGTTGTTTCAGGTTGTTTTTTAGCATTGTTATTACCCTTAGGTGCTCCACCCTTCTTACCATTTTCAACGGAAGCATTATATCTTTTTATAGAACTATCAATTGTTGTTTTAATTTGTATCCAAAATGATTTTTCCATACCAGTAAATTCTGGTTCAATGTTATCCATACCATATTCAATGATTGTTTTTAAAAATAATAATTGTTTATCATCAGGTAAGTCCTTGATACTTTCCCAATAACTCCTTAATATTATTACAGAATTTGATTTATCGCTCATAGATTAAATTATTTAGAAGTGTTGTGTTTATTCGCAACACTTTTTTCTCTTTCAGACATTCTTTTTATTCTGTCCATTGTTACTGGTTCATCTAATTCATTAATAATTAATCTTTCAACATAGAATCTAATTAGTAATCCATGTTCCGCACAATATGTTTTCAATTGTCTGTGTAGTCCATCACTTATTTGTATATTTTTCATACTAACAAATATAGTATAAAATATTTTTATAGTCAAGTATTGAAACAAATTGAAAAGTCATTATATTTATAGATAATGGCAAAGAAACAATTTGAACAATACTTATCAAGAAGGATGATGGCTGAAACAGGGTGGGTCTATTTCTGTCGTCAGTGTGGTCTGTATTTACCTGAAGAACAATTCTATAAGGCTAAAGACACAAGATGGGGATTGGATTCAAGGTGTAAAATACACCACTCAAGGAAAGATAATGATGATGATGGGGAAATGGATTATCTAAAACTAAATCCCATCACTGAAGATGATTTTATTCAAACCCAACAACTATTGGAAAGGTTGGGATACACCTTTACAGGTGAAACCGTAAATGAACAATTCTTAAAAAAATATAAACTATTATGAGCAACAATAAAGAAAACTTAAGAACACTTGGAATTTTAACTCCTAAAATTGAAAATGTAGAATGGGTATATCAATTCAATAATGACAATCCAATAATAATATCTAAACCGATTGGAGGCAAAAAAGAATTGACGATTAAACTCAATAACACATCTCATTCAAACATTGTATTTGATGATGGCAATGGAAACAGATTTAAGATTTTTGCAAGGGAGCAAACACTATGACAACAAAACAATTTCAAATCTTAACAACAATCTTTAACAAGACAACAAAGAAAAGGTTCTGCACCTTATCACCCAAAGAGGTATCACAAGCAAAGAAAATGTATAGAAGGGTTAAGGAACTACATAACCAAGATTACATTGAGGTGTATAGAGAAAAAGGTGAATGTAATTTATATCGCATTACAGAGAAGGGAATTAAGTATTTAAGGAATTACCCCACCACAATGAATTTGGTTTAACCTGGTTTAAATAAAGGGGTAAATACCTATATTCTATCTATGCGACTTGATATACCAAAACTGATTGATACTGATGAAGGACAATTTCATTATTGTGTAACCTGTGAGGACTACAAACCAGTATCAGAGTTTTACAAATGTCCAAAGTGTAAGACTGGTTATCAGTATAGTTGTATTACCTGTCATCGTGTCAGGTGGAGGGAATTAAACCCTGAACCAATATCAGATGAAGAAGCATTGAAATTTATCTTTAACAAGATGGGTTATGATACCACTGGTGATAAAACTATCAATGAACAATTCATTGAAAGGGTATTTGAAAAGAGTGGTGTTGATTTAACCATACCAATCAAAAGAAAAAGAAGTAAGTATATTCATCTTAACCCACCACCTTGTGGAACAACGGAATATCATAACTGGTATAACAAAGAAATTAGAAGAAAGAAATGAAAACACATACAATAATATACGGCTATGATTTCAGCACAGAAATGATTCAGATTAACTATTCTGATGGTGTTGGATACATTCTATTACATTGTTCCAAAAGTTCCTTAAATAAGGATTGTGTGGTGTTTGATGGTATATTCCCTGTCAAGTTGGATTACGGATTGTTCAAGGAGATTCACAACAAATTTGTTCAAAGAAAAATTGGGAAATAGTTTGGCGGTTACATTTGTTTGATGTATCTTTG